TGGTCTAAGTCTGCTAGATATTCAATTTCCTGTAAATGCTCGTCGTAGTCTGGGTATACGTCTACTACGTCTAGCCCTAGCTCTTCGGCTTTTTCTTTAATTTGTAGTAATTTGTCTCTGTCTGCGCTTACGTCGTCTGGCGTTAAAAACGCCTCGCTGTTTTGAAAATAAACAGAGTAAATATCCCTACCTATTTCAAACCAAACGTCAAATTTTTCGTCAAACCATTCCTCTACAGAATAAGACAAACGCCCTACTTCGTCTCGTAAACTTTCAAACTCATAGTCTAGGTCGTTTACTAGACCTAGAGCTACTTTTTGTAGTTTGTCTTCTTTGCGTTTTTCAGCTCTTAGCTGTGCAGCGTGTTGTTTGTTTTCAAACAGTCTGCTAAATACTCTATTTTTTGTAGTCATAGTTTTGTCATATTTTCTGCGGCGTCCATAATGTCGTTTAAATTTTCAATGTTATTACCGTAACTACCAGTAGTTAAAGTTGCGTTTGCAAACTCGTCAAACCTAAATGGGTTTAACCCTAACTCTTCGGCATTACTAGCAAAGTCAGCCATAGCGTTGTCTAAGTCAAACATACTTTGTGCTGTTTTTTCGCGCATATTAACTAAACTAGTAACCTCGTTTTGCAAGTCTAAGTAACGCGTAACCCAGCTGTCTAGCATATCGTCAAAAACATTATAGTCTAATTCAGCGTTTTTTGTAAGCTCTTCTATTTTAGGTATTGACGACAAAACCATTTTTTTTGATAGCTTAGTATTACCTTTAAACAGCTTGTTAAATACTCTTTTTTCTGTACTCATAAATTTATTTTTCTAAGTCTCTAACCCAGCTCATTAAACTAATAAAGTCTGTTCCGCCTGTAAATTTTTCTTGTTCGTTATTATAATTAAATACCTTGCTATCTATTTTATAATATTGGTCTAATTTATCTATATACTCTTCCGTTTCTGGTGTCATATCATTTAAACCTAACTCGCGTAAAGCGTTTTGGTATTCAGCTATTTTAGCATCTGCTTGCTGTATTAAATTATCTAACTGGTCGTATTTACTTTGTAAAATTTCGTTTGCGTTAGCAAATTCTCTACCAGCCTCACGAGCTTGCATTAACTTAGCGTCAAAGTCTATTGCTTTTTCAACAACATTATCAAAGTCAGCGTCGCCGCTATCTGCAAAAGACAATTCGTTAAAGATATTTTCTAAGTCATTTTTAATGCTTAAACTAATTTCTTTTTTGCCTTTAAATAGTTTGTTAAATACTACTTTTTCTGTACTCATAAATATATAACGTTAGTTTGTTTTTTTTTGCATTTTTAGCTACGTACCGCTGTTATGTTTCCGATACCTTGCGCCCATAGCGAGCCGTCGCAACAGTCTCTACTATAGGTTTTTTCGTCTTTACAAAGGCATGCGCGGCTACCGCCAGTTGGCGACGCGTTGTTGCCTCGTTCTACTTGGTAATTGTTTTTGCGTTTACGTCTATTCATAAAATTATTTTTGCGACATTTCAATTAACGCCTGTTTAATTTTTAGTAGCTTTTTAGCTGCCGACAATTCAGCGGCTAAGTCTTCGCTTATTTGCTCTTTTGGTCTTTGCGCTTTTTCCGCAAAAAACCCCTCGATACTAAAACCCTTTATTGAGCCGTCGACTTTTGCCATTTCCCAAAGTTTAGGGTTGTTTACTTTTACAGCGCCTACCCACGTACCGACAGGCAAATTAAGGTCGTATAAATTGCTTTTGTCTTTTTCTTTGTCTTCGACTATCCAGCTTTCGACTAGTGAAACGCCGTCTACTTCTTTTATATGCTCGTATGTCGCATTGTTAGTATTGCCTCTTTGTAAATATAACTCGCTAGCCTTTTTTACAGTCTCTTTTGTAAAGTGTATGTAATACTCTTCGTCGCCGTCTTTGCGGTATATCATTTTGTTAGGCACTAAAAGCGCGCCCATTAAAATACGCTTGTCATCGTCTACTGCCTTAAACTTGTATTCCTTATTGTTTTCTTTTAACGCAACCCAGTTTTCCTCAATGGCTGGGTACTCGACTAACGAAATGGCGTCAACGCCGCTGTACTCGTCTGTCTCGTCTATAATTAACTCTATAATTTTCATATTTATATAACGTGTTAAATTGTTTTTTTGTTAAATGCTCGCGTCGGCTACAGTTTTACGCTCTAGCTCTTGCGCCGTACTAACGTCAGACGATACTACGTAAGACCTGGACGGCTTGTTTGATGCCTCGGCTATAGTGTCTGCTAGTTGGTTTGTACCGCTGCCGCCTACTATGTTAAAAGCTGGTGCTGCTGGACGTCCGCCGCTTACACTACCACCGCCGCCGCTGTCGCCACCTTTAACGCCTTTGGGTTTTGGTACGCTTTTTATTTTTTGTACCGTTTTTAAACCAGACGCCAGTACGGTTGCTGTTGAAACTACCTTTTGTATTGTAGCAAATGGCTCTGGTAAAACGCTTTCATTTTTCCAAACTTGCGTAACCCCTTGGTAGGTGTTTATTGTAGCCGCTGCAATAGCTGCCGCCTTGCCAGCCGCGCTGTTTTTTCCTAAAATGTTAGCTACTTGCCCAAAAGTTTGCCCTATAGCTTTTAGTTTTTGGTTTTTTATAAGCTCTTCGCGTGCCGTCTCTTGGTCTGCCTCGTTGTCTTTAGCGTCTTGTATTTTACCAGCATAAAATTTTATTATGTCTGCCTTTTGTGCCTCGTTGGCGTCTAAGCGTTCTAGCTCATCTAACTGTCTTTGTTTTTCTAGCTCTAGTTTTTGACTTTCAAGTAACGCCGCCTCGTCTTCGCGCTTTACTTTGTATTTGTTTTGTATTGCGTCAATAGCTTGCTGGCGTTTTTCTTCGGCGTCAGACGCTTTTTTTGCGTCCGCGTCAATTTTGTCTTGCGCCTCTTTTTCTTCTTTTTCTTTTTTAGCCTTTTTTTCGTCAGCTATTTTTTGGTCTTGCGCTTGTTGCTGTAGTACATAACCGTCTCTTTGGTTTTTTAGCTTAGTAAGTTGTTTTTCAGTCTCGGCTATAGTCTCGTCGCCTTTGGCTGCTACCTCGTCTGGATCAAAAAGCAATTCAGCTACGCCCATTACAAACCCCTCGGCTAAATTTGTGCTACTATCTATTAAACCTAAGGCGACTAAACCTTGCGACAGACCGTCTACTAAAGCTAGTAACGTTACTAAAGGCGCGGAAACCATTGTAACAAACCCAGCTACTATATTTCTGTTTCTGGTAGCTGTTTCGACTTGCGCTGCCTTTATTTCTTTTTGTGTAATTAGTTGCGCCTCTAGAGCCTTTATAGTCTCGTCGGTTTGCGCCTTTTTCATATTTAATATGTCGCGCTCGCTTTTACCCTGTAGCTTTAAGGTGTTTGATGTTGCGCTAATTGCGTCGCTGGCTTGTTGGCTTGCCGCTACGCTTTGTTGTTGCGTCGCTAGTAATGCCTCTTGCTCGGCACTAACGCCAGAAACTAGCTCTTTAATATCGTCCCAGTAGGCTACAATTAACCCCAGAGCGACTACTATTGCACCGATACCAGTAGCTATAATAGACGCCTTTAACGCTTTAAAACTGCCAGACAAACCCTTTACGGCTGCAATACCGCCCTTTGCGCTAGCTTTAAAGTCTTGTAAGCTACTTACTGCGCCGCCTGTAAGCTGGTCTAGTAATTGTAACCCCTCGCGGTTTCTGTCTAGGTCGTCGCTAAATTTATTTAACGCAACGCTAGTTTCTTTTATTTGCTTTACAGCGTTTTTGTTTTTTACCTCAAACTCTACGCCTATTTTTTCAACGCCCATTTGCTTTGTGTTTTAAGTTGTTTGTAACCGTCTTTTAGGGTGTTAGGTAGTTTATTTTTTCCTTGCGCTATGCGTATGTTTTCTGTTTCGCCGTTGGCTTGCTGTAGCATTTCTAGTATTAAATTTATCATGCCTCTATGGTATAGTCGTTAATTAGCTCTAGCTGGCTTTTTCCTGTCTGTAGGTTTGTAGTCAGCTTGTTTATTTTATAATTGTTTCCAGCAATAATTAGACGGTCTTTCATTTCTATTTTTAAAAGTACCGCCAGCGGTAGCATAACTTCTAAAGTAGTTATACGCTGTTTTGGGTTAAAAATGCTTAAAATGTATTTTCTGTATGCACTAAACAATGTCTCTGTAAAATTATTTTGTCCTGTCCATTCGCTAATTTCCTGGGTATAATTTAGTTGAAAATTACCATTTGCTGGGTTTGTAGCGTAATGGTTAAACGGCATTGACTTTGGTCTTAACGTAGTATGGCTTACTGGCTCGTTGTCTTGGTTTACCTCGTCTACTACAGAAATTTGCGGCGTATCGTCTGCAAAAATAGGGTAAAACAAAAGCGGTTGCGGTAACTGCGCATTTTGGCTTTTATCGACAGACCACCCCCATTGTAAATTTAGTTGCTGGTTGTTTGAAGCGTCATTAAGTCGCTCGTAAAGGAAATGCCCAAACGGCGCGGTAACTTTATATAACGAGCCTGTTAAGTCGTTTTGGTTGTTGTTGTATTGCAGCAAACCCCAGGCTTTGTTTTCAATTTCGCCAAACTTGTTAGCTAAAAAACTTTTAGTGTCTGCAAACTCAAATTTAACTTGTCTGTAAGGTAGCGCCGCATCTACGCTGCTTTTTTCTGTCCCTACATATTGCGTTATGTCTCTATAAACTGGGTTGTCTTCGTAATACTCGTCAAGCGGCTGTACTTTTATTTTTCCGTCGTCTTGCACAAAAGCCGTAAGGTTAAACATTCTAAACAAACCGCTTAAAAAGTTTAAAACCGTAATATCTGGCATTTGCAAGTTATAGTCAAAAACAAAGTCCGCGTCTGTAGTAACAGAGCCAGTAGAAATATTGTAACTGTCTACAATACTACCGTAGGGATCGTATTCATAATATTCGCCTCGGAAACGTATGTTTGTAAATGTAACTGGCTGGCTTGCTGTAATATAAAGCGTTGTTGCTAAAAATTGCGTATTACTTAAACTTAAGTCAGACAAATTTATAGTTAAATTACCAGTAACTTCTGGGCTTTCGTATAGTATTTGACCAAACGTGTCTCGTACTGTCGCTTTATAACTACCCCCAGAATTATAAGTCAAAGTATACCTATATACAGTTAAATATTGCCTATGGTAATAGTAGTCAATTCCTATATAGCCGCCAGACGAAACAAAAACGTAGTTTTGTGAGCCACCGACAGGAAAGTCGTCTATAAAAGTTAAAACTTCAGACGAGCCGCTTAAATTTTCTACTGCGCCAGACTTACGCGACAGCCACATAAAAAGGTTATGAAATTTAGGGTTGTTTTCGTTTTTAAAAAAGTCGTCTGTAAATTCTAGCTGCGGAAACGTTTCCTCTATACCCTCTATAATTCTATTTAAACGCATAGCTGGTTTTAACTCATTCCATTTTACGCCGTCAAATTGTGCGCCATAGTGTAAGTTGCCAGAATTAAAAACAGACGAATTACTATTGTAGTACAGTCTTTGAGTATGTGTAATAAGCGGCACTACTACGTCATTCTGCGTCGGCGTTCTTTGCATATAATTACGTATGTTATTAGAATTATAAACAACAGAGCCTAAACCTTGCAAGTCGGACAGTTTTTTTTCGCCTATAGCGTCCTTAAGTTTTACAATTTCCCCAAAAAATGTAATTCTATATGAATAGGGTACATTGTCTTTTAAGTCTACGCCCTCTAGTTTTATATAACCTCTACGAAACGGCATGCTGTTTAGCTCTATGTTTGCTAGTGTTTTAACTCTGGCGTCAAAAGCGTAGTTTGCCTGTATGTTAAAATTGTAGTAGTGTTTAAATATTTTGTTGTTTGTTTTGCTAGCTGGTAAATTAAAAGACTGGCTAAAAGACGTAAATATTTTTTCAAAGTCTCTAACGTTTTGTATACTATCTGTAAGCGTAACGCTTTCGTCCTTAAACGTGTCTACCCTTTGGTTTTGTATGTAAAGCTGCATTTCTACCATTACCGCACCTTGTTTATTTTGTCAAACGCATATTTAAAACCGACTTGGTATTGCACTAGTTTGTCATTGTTTAGTGTCTTTTTTTCTAGCGACTTGGTTGTACATATTACAGGCAAAACTTGCCCATTTTCCGTAACCCATATTTTTTTACTTAGCATAAGCTCTTCTAGGGTTTCGTTAAACTGTTCATTGACAAACGGCGTATTTAGAGTAAAGCTGTCTGTACCTTGAAAATTAAAAGTTTTAGTCTGGTGCGCATCTGTACTGTACGCGCCTTGGTTGTTTACAATATTGCGTTTAAAATTTTCATGCCTTGTAGCTACGCTGTCTCTACGCATTAAAGTAAAGTATATGTTTTGCAGCGCGCCGTACTTATTTACAAACGTAATTTTATACGGATCAAACCTAGGCTCGCATACGCGTACAATTTTCCATACTACGCCGTTAACAGTTTTTGATGTTGCGGTTGCGCTAAACGAATTGTAGGTAAAACCAGTTGCCGAAAAAGTCGGTACGTACCCAGCTGTATTTTCTGGCACGTATAGCGTGCGCGTTGTAATTGCTGGCGGTGTGCCAGTTTCTATAACATTTGCGCCCTCTTCAAAATAAGTAAAACCGTCTACGCCATAAAAAGTAAATGTGTTTTGGTATGGCGTTACTGTATTGGTGCTGTCGTAAAAGTTTAGTACAGCCTCGCATTGTAGACTTTGGCTTGTATACGTGCCGTTAAAGTCTATGTCTAGGTAGTCGGAAAAAAGCTCGCCTACCTCAAATAAAGCCTCTTCAATTTCTATATTTCCGTTTGGCTGTTGGACTGCATTTTTGCGTACTTCGTACAGCGGCGTTGTAGAGCCGTTTATAAATAACGAAAGTAAAGCGTACCCCTCTGTTATAGGGTTTCCGCTAGTGTTTGCATATAAGTTTATTGTACTTCTTAAATATCTTTTGTCAGCCATTACCTACGTTTTTTTCTTTTTTTCTTTTGCTCTTCTTTTATTTGGTCTTCTATGTCTTTTGCGTATGCCTTTGCAAATTTTCGCTGTATGCCTCGGCTTTCGCTTTCCTGTGCTTTTTCAAAAAAGTATGTCGGTCTTATTCCAGTATTCCATATACTACGCGTCATTAAGTAAACCAAAGACTTACGTTTTATAAACCTACCTTTTTCGTCGCGTGCCGCTGGTATGCCTTTTTGTACAACCCATTTGTCAATAGCACCCCTAAGACTGCCGCTGCCTGTGCCTGTGCCAAATTGGTACGGACTGCCTGGTGCTTTATTGTACCTAGCTAACGCGCCTGGCGGTTGCGCCTGTGGGTTATTTCCCTGGACGCCTTGGTCTACAAACTTGCCATAGTCTAAACCGTAAAACTCTAGTATTGGGTTGTCAACGTCTTTTTCGTTTATGTCGTATGTAAGACTTTGCGACAACGCGCCAGAGCTGTTGCTTTTTTCTAGGTTTGACTTTGCCTTAGAAATTGTATTGACGCCTAAGGCGTTCATTTCCTTAATTACGTTTTTTAGCTTTGGCATATAAATAAGTCGTTTTTAACCATTATGTCAAATGTAATTGCCCAGCCAGCTAGGTTGTTGCTAAAACGTTCTACAAATGGCTCGCAATTTGCGTCGCCGTCTACTTGGTAACCGTCTAGTCTTACTTGCCCATTATGTAAAAGTTGGTATAGCCTATTTCCTACAGCTAGTTGAGTATTTAATACGTAATGCTCGTAAGTATGTTTTTCAAAAACGTTTTCTGCTTTTGCTTTGTCAACGTTTACTACGTCCATACATAAAATAGTAACGTTAAAACTCATAGTCTGGCTGTCGTTTGTAGCCTGGTTTACTATAATATGAGACAGCGGAAAAATAGTCTGCTTGCTTAGGTCAATGTCCGATAGGTCGCCATACGTTACCGTATTACAATTTTCGTCTGCTAGTAAAGTATCTTTTATTGTGTCTAGCATTAAATAAAATGCCCTTGCGCCGCTGTTTGCCATTACTTTTTAAATTTACTTTTTATATAGTTGTCTTGTACTTCGTCTTTTTGTTTTACGTATGTCAAATATGTTAGACAGTTATGTACGTTTTTTTTTGCTACAACCTCTAGGTCTAAAAACCTGTTGTCGGCTAGTCTCATGAAACTGTGATACCACCCCCATTGTTTGTTAAAGTTGTCTGCATTTCCTGTTGTACTGGTGTTTCCGCTTGATCCGAATAGGCTAGCGTAACTTTCAGTAAGTCGTTTTCTAAATGAAAAAAAAAATTGATAGCCGAAACCGCAACGCTGGCTGGCATGTTTAACATAGCATCGTGCCAGCTGTCGCCTCTATAGTCTTCTATTTCGTACTTTTTGCCTACGCGTTGTTTGACTGGTCGGTATAAAACCGCCATAGCTTTATGCATAGTTTCCCAGTCGCCTACATTGTTTTCAATGTCTACAAACTCGCCAAACGTTAAGTCGTCTAGTTGCGGTACAAAACCAAACTCGGTATTGCCCAGCTTAAACCTAGTAATAAGTAGGGGTTTTTCAGACAGAGCCTTATTTAGCTTTGTCGTTATTTTTTTCATGTCGCCTATTTTAATTTTATGCGCATCGTTTAATTTTAAGCCGCAAAAAATTTCAAGCATTTTAGTTGCCGCGTAGTCTTCGTTTAAGTCGTCTATGTCTTCAAACGTTTTAATGAATTTCTGGTACTGGTGTAAGGGTATGTCGTTAAGCGACGTAGGTACTCGTATGTCTAGCTTCATTTTCTAGTGTTTAATATATAACGTAAAAATACTAGAATTGAGCGTATAAAAAAAAGGCAACCTTTCGGCTGCCCTTATAAGTTTGTACGACTGTTTGTTTTCTCAAACGCCAGCATCTTACTGGATAGGAAAAACTATATTTTAAATGGTATATTTCCGTTGTCCCATTTTTAGGTGTTAAGCTACTAGGAAACTTAACTCGTTTGTATTTTTACGCTAGCGGTTAACCCCCTTAGGCACTAACAACCTAGTTTTTTTCTAGCTAGAATTTTTAACTCGTTTCTAAGACTGGCTCGGCTTGTTCGGCTTGTCTAATTTGTAGAGCCTCTAAAGCTAGTCTAGCTCTAAACAAATTGCTTTCGGCTTTGTCGTATTGACCTTGGTAATACTTGACTTCAAACTCGGCGTCTTCAATTAGTTTTTTGTAGTCGTAATTTTTCATTATATCGAATTTTAGTTAACCGACCATATTTAGTAGTTTAAGTCGCTCGCCTGGTTGGCTTAGGCTTGACTGCTATTTTTCGTATAACTACGGCTTTCAGTCTTACTGTTTGCTTTTAACACTAGCTAGGTTATTTTCCCTACTTTGCCTGTCCAGGCTGGCTCGCAAGCCTACTTCAATACCTATAAATTGAAACCAGGGTACATATACATAGGACGTTTATATTATGTTTTAAATGTATCTGGCGTATTTACTTTAAGTTTCTGCTTAAAATTGCTAGTCAAAATGTTAAAGAGCGTGTCTGCTTACTCGCGACATTACAAATATACAACAAAAAAAGTTACCAACCAAATGTTTATAAAGCTATCTTATTGCGTACCTAGCAATATTCGGTCTTGACAGTTTTGTAAAAATACTATAGCGCACCGCGTCGACGGTGTGGTCGTTTTTCGGCTCTGGTTTATTTAGTAGCATGCCGTTTTTGTCTTCGAGCCATTTGTAGTTTCTAAATTCCTGTATTGTGTTTGTACTACGACTTGTAACAAAAATGTTATACCTCTTCATTAAGTCGATGCCCATTAAAATACTGTCTTTGCCTTTTGTAGACGGTTTGCAATTCCAGCCGTAGCGGTGTAACTCGTCAATACTTTTTGGCTCGCTGTTGTCGGCAAAAATTTCGTCGTTTCGTTTTAAGCCTAGCTCTAGTAGTTTATTATGTATGTCGCGGTTTGTCATTCCGTACTGGTAAAACTCTTCGTCTATATATAGGTTGTTGTCTAGTAGGTAGGTTGCCACCTGGCAGCTTGGATCATTCACAAACCCCCAGTCTAGACCGCGTGCAATTAGTTTGGCTCGCTCTGGTATTTCCTGGCATTCGCTAAACTTAAATACGGTTGCTCGGTTTCGTCCGACTTGCCCTAGACCGTATACGCGCCAGTAGTCCTCGTCGGTTTCTTTTAGACGCTCTATTTCGTCTACTAGGCTTTGCTCTAAAAATTTATTGTCTTTGTATGTAGTAATGTGAAACGCCGCGTCTTCGCGTGTTTTAATTCTGGTGTATATGTAGCTGTACTCGTCGCTGGGGTTGTAGTCTAAAATTATAGACGGTGCGCCTGGCGTGCCTACTGTCCTAAATAAAACCTGGCTGTACGAGCTGTAGCTAAATTCGTTTGCCTCGTTTAAAAATGCTAGGTTTCGTTTCCGACCTTTTAAGCGGCTTGCCTGGTCTATGCTTACAAACTCAAATAGGTTACCGTTTAGTCTATACTCGCTGTTGCTTTTGTTATGGTGCGCCTCGTTGTATAAGTCGTATTTATTAAGTATGTCGAAAAAGTCTCGCATTACGGTTGCGCGTAAAGCTGGGTAGGTTGCGCGGAAAATAGTTATAGTCTTGCCTGTATACTTTTGGCAATAGGAAAATATAAGCCAAAGCAAAGTGTTGTAGGTTTTACCAGACCGCGTACCCCCTTGCATTATGACAATTTTTTTGTCTGTATGCTCTAGGTGTTTCCAGACTACGTTTGTTTCTATTTGCAAATTATGCCTCGTTTTTCCAGTAATACTCGCAAGTCATGCCGTCATGCTGTTGGCTTGCTTTTAGCGGCGGCTCTGTAAAATACGACTGCCTTTCGCCGTCTGGTGCTGTATACCTAAAACAGCTGTCTTTTACTATGCAGCCAGTACCCTGGCATTTTGTTATGTCTGCCATTATTCAATTACTTTAACTGTAAATTCTTTTGTGTCTTGCACCTCTAGCTGTTGGCGTTCTACATAGCCTCGATGCTTTGCCTTACTCTTTAAATAGAAAATAATGCTAGCGGTGTCTTTGTCCTTTATTTTTTCGTACAATTTGCTTTCGACAAAGTCTATTGCGCTTTCGTGTATGTCTTGCACGTATGCTTTATACTCTTCGTCCTCTTGTACCCAGCGGTAGTGTGTAGCTCTACTTACGCCAGCACTTGCGCACGACGTAGAAACGATGCCTAGGTTGTACTCTAGAGCCTCTAGCATCTTTTTTTTACTGTCTTTTGTGTCTCGTACCATACTTATATAACGTAACTTTTTTAAACTTTGGCTGGCTCTTTTAATATGTCGGTCATATACTTACGAAATTTACGTATTTGTTTTTGGTTTTTAATTTGGCTTATAAGTAAATATGCGTTTTGGTATTGTCTTACTGTTATTTCAGTCTCTAGTATGTTTTGGTAGTATTCGTTTAAGTCTTTACGCCTGTGCCTTATTTCGTTTTCAAAGTTTCTAACGCTATATATCATAACGTCGTGCTTTCGTTTTTTACAGTTTTTTCGGTAATGATCCGTAATGCTTTGGTATGTTACTTTGTAGTCTTCGCGCATTATGTATTCAAACAACGCCCTGGCATCTACTATTGGTTGCGTTCTACGTTTGCTGTATATGTTTTCGCCTGTATATTTAATTACTAGGTCTGCTATTTTTTTGTGCTGGCTCATCGTGTGTTAGTTTTTTAATTAGTTTACTATTGGTTTGTATTTCAATATATAGTTTTGCGACTACTCGCTCTAGGGTTTCTATGCGTTGTTGTTGTGTTAGCTTTTTTTGTCTCATTATTTGTCTTTTAAACGGTTTGGTTTAAAGTTTTGTTTATAGGCTGCTTTTTTGTTTGTGCGCACGTAAGTATATATTTGACTATTCTCGTCGCATTTTATATACTTTGCTTTACCAGCTTTTTTGCTTATGTCTTCTAGGTTTACCCATTTGCCGTTTATTTTACGCCAGGTGCTTTTTTTAGTTTTCATAAATATATGTCTCTTATTGGTAATTTTATGCCTTTGGACGTATCGTTGTCGCCGCCTAGTATGTCTCGCTTTGTCTTAAAGTACGGCTTACATAATTTTTTAAGTTTTGCGGTTTCGATAATTACAAAAGACTTATTTAAAACTATGCAATAGTAGTCGGCTTTGCTGGTGCTTATGCCAGACGGTTTGCCTCGGCTTTCGTACTCAATAAAAATACTACTAAATGCGTCCGTACATTTTTTAACCTCAACGGTTTTGTTTTCTAGTATGTCGGCTAGCTCGCGCTCTTTGACTTGCCCTACTTTTAGGTCGTACTCGAAATTGTTGCTGTATTCCATTATAGCGTACCCTGTATTGTATAGTCGTTTATGTCAAAGTCTGGGCGTATATAAGTTTCATATAGGTTTAAGCCTTTGCGTAATTCCTGGCGTCCGTATTCTATAAATGCCTCGCTACATTTCCATACGCCAATATCTAGGGTGGTTTTTGAAATGCAAAGAAACGTAAAGTCTTCATGCGTTAGCGGTTTTTCTGGCGTGCTAAATAGGTCTAAATAAATTGCAGCCTGTAAATGATATTTGTATTTAAAAGCGGACTTGTCAAAATTCTGTACGTCTTGCGTTGTTTTTATGTCAACGATGCCGCCGCTATTTTTTAGTACGTCTGCCTTGCCTCTAAATGGGTAGCCAGTATTTAGGACTTCGCCTATTGCTGGCACTTCGGTTTTACAGTCGCCTATAAGCTCAACAGCTTTTGGGTTTTTAAAAAAGGCATCTATAAGTCTATTGTTGTCGTCGCGCTCTTTTGCTGTAAATACTTCGCCATGCTCGGCGACCGCCTCTTTAAACGCTTTGGCGTTTCTACTTTGCACCTCTACAAATTTGACTTGCTCGTATTTTTCTGGCTCTAAAATTGCTAAATGGAAAAGGTGTCCGCTACGTAAAGCGGCTGTCGTTTCGTTCTGTCCATACTTATTGACATAGTAGTATGTCTTTGGACTGTCTAAAAGTAATTTAAGGCTAGAGCTACTTAAAGCTAGTTTTGACAGCTCGCCGTAATAAAAACTGTCGTCAGTCATTTTAGCTAGTAGCTGTTGTTTTCCGTAGACGTTTCCGTCTAGTAGTGTAATTTGGTCTGTCATATTTAAGTTGTTATGTTAAATTTTTTCGCGTTAAACGGCGCGACTAGTTTTGCTTTTTCTATTGCCTGTTTTGGACTTATAGCATCGACGTTTACGGTGTCAAACTCGTAACCCTCTAGGTCTTCGCCGCAATAAGCTAAATACATATACTCTACTTCATAGTTTTTCATAGGTATTTTTTTATGTTAATTATGTCGCGCTCTCGTTTTTCAAAAGCCTGTTTTAATTTTTCGCCAACAGTACCCTCGAATTTTGTAAACTTTAAATTGTACTGTATTTGTTTTAACTCTTTATTTAATTTTTCTGTCATAATTCTAGTTTATAGTCTTCTAATTCCTGTAAGGCTTTTTCAGCCTTTGCGTCCGCCTCTAGCTTTGCCATACGAAACCTACCCAGCTGTACGTTAAACTCGCGCTGGCGAGCTTGCATATGGTTTACATATATTCCTATACGTGCCAACGCGTTAGCGCATTGTTGTAGCTCTTTTAAAGTTTCGGTGCTTTGCGCTTTATGTGCTTTTTGTTTCCAGTTTATAAGTAAACTACTGGCTAACTCAAACTCGCCATAGTACGCCATTTCCTCGACGTCTAAAACGTTGTTTTCCATTTCTTTTATTATATCGTATTTTTGCATAGGTCAATTTACTAAAAAAATTGTTAATACCTAGCATATATTGTGTAAAACTTATTTGCCGCGTCTTTTAAAATACTCGTCCCATATACTTTTTTCTGGTCGCTCTGGCTGGTTTACGTTTACAATACTAGCTTTACTCTCTGGCAATAGATATATTTCTTTTTCGGCGTGTCCATTATTCCATAGGGTTGTTTTGCGTATGTCTTTGGTTTCTATGTCTGGCATATTTATACCGTTTAACCAAAACAAATAATTTCCTTTTGGATCATTGACAAAGTACAGCTTTATTATGTCGTCGTCTAAAGCCATAAGCTCGTCGTACTTACTTTTTTCTATTAACTTTTTTTCGTAGTATTTTTTGCGAAACTTCATTTCTATAACGCAACGCGTACGCTTGCCGTTTTTTTCTGGCGTTAAACCCTCGGCATCGTAAAGACTGTTTTTTTCGCCTGTCCACGTCAGCTGCCAGTCGTCAAAGTTTAAAATTGTTACTACGGCTTTTTCTAGGTTATGCGTTATTTCTATGCTCATTGTATAATGTATTAAGGTCGTCAATAAAACGCTGTATGCCTTTTGGGTTGCACGTACAGGGCAAATAGTAGGCATGCTCTTTTAGCCTGGCGTGCATTTCGGCTATTGTTTTAAACTCTTCTTTGCTTATTTTGTTAGACTTGTTTTCTCTAAACTTCGTCCAGTATTTATAGTCTTTTTTAGTCATTACGTCTAAATGTTAAATTGTCTAGTTTGTCGCGTCGGTTTTCGCAACCGCAAGTCTCGAAACCTAGCCAGTCAATTACTATTTTTTTTACTAGCCATTTGACGCCTGTATACTTAAATATTGTCTCTAGTATTGTGCCTATTTTTATACTCATTTTTTATTTGTCTTTTAATAGTCTTTAATGTATTGCGTAGCGACCAATATGTTATTTTAGTCTCGCGGCTAAATTTTGCTAGTTTTTTGCCGTCCAGGTATACCTCTTTAAAAATTCTACGTAAATAGTAAAGGTGCATTTTGTCGCTGCTAAACTCTTCTAAATAAGTCTCGTTTTCTAGCATGTCTAAATACTCTGGTTTTTCGTACCATTCTAAAATAGACTTTAATTTGTCGTAGGCGTCTGGCTCTTCTATATAGTCGTCGTCTTGCTGTAAGTCTAGCCGCTCGTTTATTTGTAAGTATGTTACTTTTTTTTCTTTGCGCTTTAAGTCGTAGACTAGGTTGCGAAGACATATATATATAAAGTAGTAATTTATTTGGTTGCCATTGTAGTATATGTCCGCGCCTTTTTCCTGTACGTGTTTCTGTACGTTTACATACATTTCGGAAACAACGTCTTGCGCTGTCTCGTTATTGACGCTAAAACTCTGTACAATGTCTAGCCATATTTTATGACTTTTATAAATTTCTGTTAGTACGCATTTCATATATGCATAAAAAGGTACAACAAAATACTAGGGTTTAAAAAGGTGCGCGCTCTAATTTAAGTTTTTTTACTAGACTTTCATTGTTAATAGAGTACCCAACATTGTTGGTAATTGCTTTTAAAATTATGGGGTTGTCTAGGCTGGTGCAACGACCGCCAGACGAAATGCTTTTTACCTTTTTTATATGTAGCTGGCTATTCATAAACAAAACAGGGTGCTGAATAAAACGATGACAGCAAGCGAAAAAGTCAGAGCGGTTGACGAATTTTCCGCCGCCCTCAATACTCGAACTCTCTGGTACTTTTGGGTAGCCTTGAAACTCGCCGTCTCTATATACTTGTCGTATTGCCTCGGTGTTTGCATGCGTACATAGCCAGACAGTAACTTTATGTTTTTTACAAAATAGTCTTATGTCGGTTGTTGCCTCGTAGTCGTACTCGTGTACGCCCAAACCTTTTAGCATTTCTTTGTCCTTTGCCAAACTATTGTACGGATCAATAAGGAAACCGTCGTACTTAAATATTATCCTATGGTTTTGCGCCTCTTCTAAAAGCTCTTTGTATGTATACAGCCTGGTATTGTCTATAAATTGAAAATGTTTTTTTATCCAGGCTATGCCTTGGTTAAAGTCTGTAGGTATTATTTTGTTTATTGGTTGCTCTAGTATAAACTCTAGCAATTTTTGTATAAGCTCAAAAGGCTCATTTTCGCTAGAATAAATTAAAAATTTCTGGTTATGCTTTATGGCATACAATAGCATTAAGTAAATAGTAAGGCTTGTTTTTCCTACGTTAGCATGCCCTAGCCATATTCCAAAGTCTTGCGGTTTCATTACAAAATACTCGTCTATTTCTGGTATGCCTAGCTTTAAGCCTTGCTTTAATTTTCCTGTACGTAGGTTTGAAAGTGTTTTTATTTGGTCGTTGTAGTTTACTAGCATATCGTTTTATTTTGGTTAAAGATAAAAAAAAGGTAGCATTTCTACTACCTTATAATTACATTGTGCCTACTGTTTAAAACGGTAGGTCTTCGTCGTTTTTAACCGTCTGCCTGTCTGGCATAAACTCGGACGTTTCTACTTTTTGCTGTTCAGCTTTTAAAGCCTGTTTGTTAATTTTGGTAAATTTAGCGTACATTTTAGTACGGTCTTTTTGCGCTCTCAAAATGTCTATTGACATAAAGCCGTTGTTTTCGTTTATATGCTCTTTGTGTTTACGTAAAAAGTCTACAAACTCGCTAGCTTTTATATGCAGCTTTGCTGTTATCCAGTCAAATTTTGGCTCGTCTTTTACGACAAAACTATTGACAAACTCGCTTTCGTATTTACTATTCGTATTATTCATAATTATTGTGTTACCCAGTTAAACATTATTTCCGCATCGTTAATTATATTACTTACGTCAACGGCGGTACGTTGCGCGTTAAATTCGGCTGCCGCTTTTATACAAGTCTGTCGTATTATAAGCGTGTCTTTGCTAGTTGTACTGTAGTTTGCCTTTGGCGTTTCATTTGCGCCGCTGTCTTTTTTGTAAGCATCTAGCGGTATCTTAGCGTTGCGGTACTCTTCATTTGTTACCTCGTAGTTTATTGTTTCGCCTACGGAAAACTTAAAGTCGCCTTTTGCGAAAAACGTATACTGGTTTCCGTCAGCAAACGTTACTTTATACTTTGTTAGACCATTCCATTGACCGCCTTGGTCTATATGGGTAATTTTACCTGTTTTCATTTTGTTAAGGTTTTAAGGGTTATATAAATAAATATGCCTCATTGACCGCTATTTCTAGCATTTCAATTTTGGCGTTCAAAAATTCTATTTTATTATTTTGGCTGTCTAGCTCTTTTTCTAAGGCTGTTATTCGCGCTTGCAAATATGCTTTTTGGCTATTGGTACTATTCATATCGTATCGTATTACGACTGCAATATAAACAAATTGTTGATAAAAACAAAAGGCAGCTTAAAAAAACTGCCCTTGCCTACGATATAATAGAAATGTAGCAAGTCTGCTACGATGCGAATATACTACTTTTTTAGTAGCTCTTCTAGTTTATTGGTATATAATTCGATAAGGTCTTGTAAGTCAGCTACAGTATTTTTTTGCGTCTGTCTACTTTTTTGTAGTAAAGCGTCGCTTGTACCCTCGCCAAACTGTTTATCTAGGTTTTTGCCAAACTCAAACTGTCTGCCGTAAAAATGACAATTACAGCTGTAGCATTGGGGTTTGACGTTTTGCTCGTCGAAACGCGTAGCTGTATGTTTCCTAGACATAAAATGTCCAGCTTGCATGCCGTCTTTTTCCCAGTATTTTTTTACGCCGCACGTGTAACATTTAACGTAACCGTTTTTGTCTGCATTACTAAGGCGTACATACTTACTAAATATAGTGTCTAGTTTCTTTTTTAGCTTGCTTACTGTTGGTTTGGCTGGCATCTAGCATTGTGTAAATAGTAGCTCTTTACCTAGTTTTTCGTCTATGCTTTTTATAGCTCTATAAATGAAACGGCTATCTTTTTTAGTACGCTCAATTTCAGTTTTTGTGCTGTCTATGCCTAAATTAGTGTAAGCTGTAGCGTCAATTTCTAGTAGCGCATCGACCTTTTTTTTGTCCGACCAGGTTTTGTAGCCTACAATTTTCAATACTCTGTCTTGTAATTCCATAAGTGTAAATGTAAAAATTAAATAATTAAAAAAAAACTCAAAAAAAAATTTGCCGTTAAGCAAAATATCTATATTTTTTACTACTATATACTAGTATACTAGCTATATACTAGACTACTATATACATATACTACTATATACTAGTCTACTCGTATATACTAGTATAAGAGCTTTTAAGCTCATTAAATTACTTTTTGGTACTAGCGTATTCCTTAGCTATTTTTTCGCCTGTACGCCCTATAACATAGCCGCCTATGCCTATTTGTAGTAAATTCCAAAACTCGTTTTCTAACTCTGGTATTTTAAAGTCAAATAATGGTGCTAGAAACTTTACATAAATAACTATAAACCCAAACGCTAGCATTAAAATAGGTCGCCAGCTACGTTGTAGCCAGTTTCCGTTTGCCTCGGCTACTATAATTTCTGTTTGTAAGCGTTGCAATTCTAGCTGTTGCTCTTTAAGTATTTTAAGCATTTCATTTTTAGCGTGCATGCGCTCTTCGTCGCTAGTAAATAAGTTGTCTATAACTTTGTTTATTTCGCCTATTACGCCTGTCGAAAACCAGTTTATTATTTTTTTCATATTGCGGTGTTTGCCCAGCGAAATTGTAGTTGTATAAAAAGTAAATACAAATTAACCTCGCTGTAATTATTTTCTACGTCTCTTGGGTAATACGCCCAGCCTAGGATCATTCCTGTAGGTATTAAAGACATTATGCTAAAACTATATGCCATTAGTAACGGTTGCTTATGTTTTCGTATTCAGTTTTTGCGTCAAAACTTGGACAGGCTTTTTCGCTAAAGTCTCTATGTCCGTAAATTGTACCGCCGTAACAGTCATGCAGCTGGCACAGTAAGTCTACAAAACTGTCTTTTTGTTCGTCAGTACGCGTGTCTTTTGGCTCTGTCATATCTTTTGACATTCCGCCAGCGTAAGCAATTCCGATGCTGTCCCAGTTATGCCCTCGCGTATGCGCGCCTGTCATTTCTATAGGTCTACCCTCTTCGACTGTGCCGTCTAAACGTATTAAAAAATGATAGCCTACGTCGCGCCAGCCTCGCTCTTTTACGTGCCAGCGTCTTACTTCGTCAATACTTACGTCTCTACCCTCTGGCGTAGCCGTACAATGAATAATTATTTTATTGACTTTACGCATATTAAACTTTTAGCTATTTCTTTTTTCGCATTTCTAGCCATTTTGACAAAGTGTAGCCTATTGTAACTAAAAGAAGTAAAATTTTCAAACTATCTTCAACGATATTAAGCGAGCTAACAGTCATAGCCGATAAGTTAAAACTATATATTTTTAAACTTGTTGCGTCCATAATTAAGTCATTCTAATTTTTACGTCGTTATTATGTCTGTACAGTCCGCCTAGCGGTACGCCGCCAGCGCTAGCGTCGGTGTCGTTTGCGTAACTATTAGCATTGTATAAAGCCTTATGTATAACTTGCATACTGCCGTCATTAAAACCGTAATACTCTACTGCATTCATAGTTGCGCCAGCAAATTCTCCAGTCCCTACGGCTATAATTACATTTGCGTTCCTTGTGCCTGTGCCAGTTGGGTTGCTCGGCGGCGCGTTAAATTTACCTATTATAATCTCTTTTGCTTGAGAGCTTTCTAATCCCTGTCCAAATAAATGGCTATTTGAGTGTAGGCTCTCATTTAGATAACCAAAAGACGTAGCGTTGTCTGTAGTACCGCTTGATGTATTATTGTGTCCGACTGAAACAATTTTTGCACTGTCTAAGTTATTAAACCTACCAACGGCTGTACTTTGTGCTTGTTCAGTAGTATTCGAAAAGCCTAAAATATAATTATTTTCATTATTTGCGGTGTTGCCACTACCTATAACGACTGTGTTTTTTTTTGTTACTGTATTGTTACTACCGATAGCCGTACTACCTAAACCATTAACTTCGTTTAACCTACCTATGGCTGCCGTAACCTCGCTTGTACCTAAAACGTTTAATTTACCAGTTGCAAACGAAAATTTGCCGTTTATTTTATTTTCATAACCAGTAGCTAAAGAGCCTTTGTCGCCATTAAAGTTGTCTACTCCTATTTGTACGCTGCCGTCTACAGGCTGCAAACAAATATTCCTTGCGGTGTCGTCGTTTTTACGACCTTGCACCCACAAAGGGTAGTTAACCGCTGTAGGGTATACAGATCCTAAGCCTATTGCTAGCTCGCTGTCTTCGTTCTTTAAAACTTGCCCAGCGTCCGCGTCATAAACAACGCTCGGCGCGTGTTTGTCTACGTCATTTGCTGTAAATTTTGCGTTTACTGTCAATGCGCCAGTCATTGTGTCGCCAGCCTTATTGACTTTTAAGCCTAAGTCGGTTTGTAGGTCTGCTATGTCTGTAGCGTTTGTAGTTATATTCCCTGTATTCGTTGCTATATTAGTTGCATTAGTAGCAATACTAGATGTATTAGTAGATATGTTGCTAGTATTAGAGGCAATACTTGTAACATTGGTTGCTATATTACTAGCGTTGGTAGCTATGTTTGTAGTATTTGTAGAAATGTTTGTAGCATTTGTAGAAATGTCGCCTACGTTGGTTGCAATTCCAGCTGTATTTGTTGAAATTTGAGCTGTATTTGTCGATATATTTGCTGCATTGTTTGTAATGTCAGACGCATTTGTAGCTATGTCAGTAGAATTTGTAGCTATGCCAGCTGCATTTGTCGATATTCCAGAGGCATTTGTAGCTATTTCAGTAGCGTTTTGCAAAATGTCATTTGCATTACTAGCAATATCAGTAACGTTTGTAGCAACGCTTGTCTGCAAATTTGAAATGTCAGTATCGTTATTTGCTATGTCAGCCGCATTCGTTGCTATGTCGGTTGTATTAGCGGCTATGTTAGTTGCGTTTGTTGCTATGTTACTTTCGTTTGTAGATATGTTAGTAACGTTAGTCGCTATGTTTGCCGCATTGGTAGCTATGTCGGTATCGTTTGACGCTATATTGGTTGCGTTAGTACCGATATTTGTAGCGTTTGTACTTATGCCGCTAGCATTTGTAGCTATGTCCGAAACGTTTGTAGCTATGTCCGCTGTATTGCTGTTTATAGCCGCTTCTAAGGCACTACCGCTTACAATTAGTACATTATCACTTGCGTTTGTAAATATACCGTTAGAGCCTTTTATTTCAAATGTTTCGCTGTCCAGGTCTACGTCGCCAGTACCGCCGTTTCCGCTAAAGTCTAAGTCTTCTGCGGTTATTTTTGTGTCTACATAGTTTTTTACAGCCGCGCTAGTTGGTAGGCTTGTGTCGTTGTCGTTGTTTTCTATGCCGTCTGCCTCGTCTACAAATTTTTCAATAGTAATGTCTTCGTCAGCATCTTTAAGGCTGCCAAACTCTACAGTATTATTTACTTTTAAATTTCCGCCGTTGTCTAAAAGTACGCCAGAGCTGTTGCCGTCGCCGTCAGAAATTGCAATAGGTGTTTCCGATAGTGTACTTTCGTCTGCCGTTTTAAGTAGACCTTTGTAAGTGTCGCTTATTCTTTTGTTTGTTAGTGTACTCATATCTAAGTTTTATTTTTTTTTATACTGGACAGCTTAATTCGGTTATCCAGCCTGTGCCGCTCATAGGCGCATATACTCGAATTTGTGCCGTAGACGCTGTTGTTGTTTTGTTAAATGTAGCCGTACCAAACGCCGCGCCTACTATTGGCTCGCTAGGCAAACCGCGTTCAGCTAGAGCGGCGTCTAAAGCCGCTTGTCTAAATGCGTCGCCTCTGTAGCCAGTATCTATGACTTTATTGCCGTCAAACCAAACCTCAAATTTGTCTGGTATTCCGTAAGCATCGTAAGTTAATGTAACTACGCCTGTGCCAGTACCTAGGTTTACGTTTAAGTAAGTAGGAAATTGTTGCCCACCGCTAAAACTACTAGACGCGCCGCATGCGACTTGCTCTACTAGACAGTCTGGTGCGGCAAGGTTTTGTATTGACCGCTTGTTTTGTACGTCCCCCCAGCTGTCCCAGTCGGACATATAGCAATAAATTTTACCCCAGTTTATTGTATTTGCCATTTTGTTTGTTTTGTTTACGTAAGTAGCTTACTAGCTTTTTTACGTTTGTCGTTTTTATTTTATACTGTTTTTTCATAATACCCAGCCTGTAAATGCCGCGCTTTTTTCTGGCTGCATTTGCTCGTTTCTGTTTTCGTAATACTTAGGAAATTTAGCCGCCGCGTTAAAACTCATATAGTCAATAAAACGCCTGGTATAAAATTCGGCACTACTTCGATGCTTTTGCACTAAATAGTCAACCTCGTCTTTATTTACATTTGCGCCTGTTTCGCTAGTTGTCTTATATAGACCGCCGTTTTTTATTTGAAACGAGCAAAAAGGCAAATAGTCAACCATACTAAAATGTATAAGCATAGGTTGTAAATAGTCATTAAGTAACGCTTGCGTGTCAGCGTCTATAGGTACTGGGTTAACTTCATCTTGACTAGCAAGTATTTTGTTTGAAATTTGGTCGTACAATGCCGAGCCGCAATACTGTAAAACGTGCGTTTGTTGCGCGAGCTTTACCGACTGCAAAAACAAGTCGGTGTCTACGTTTCCGTTTATTATAGTGTTTTTAACTAAGTCTGTCCTATTTATAAATAATGCTGTCGCCATAATTTTAATTGTAATAACCGTTGTTTGGCATGTCTGCTGGGTACATAGCTACCTCTTTTGGGTTTTTAACGATGCGTGCCTCTTTGCGTAAGCTAGGATCAAGCTCGTTTATTTTCTTAATAGCCTCGGTAACTGTAATTTTTTTATTGTTTTTTCTTAGGTACGTTCTACGCTCAAAATAATGTCTACAGTTTGCACCGCCTTTATATAAAAATATATTGTAATTGTCCGCACCGCCTATTCCTAAGCCTGGGTTAACGCCGTTTGCATTACCGTTGTAATTTGGGTTGTCGCTGTCTAAGTCTTCGACGCGGTATATTTTTTTGGCATTCCACATTTTCTGGCAAAAGTCTCTTTGTGGGTTGTTGTTGCCCATATAAGCGTAACGTACTTTTATTATTAGCGTGTCTTGGTCGCTTTTTTGGTTTGGCGTACTTTTTACTGTACTAGCTAAGTTTAAACCACCCCTTACGTCAGCGTCGTATTCGTTTGCTGGTCTAGCGTCTATTAAGTCCCAGTTTTCTAGGTCTTCGTCTTCGCCTACAGTTTCTAAGCGTTCTAAAACTGCCGCGGCTATTTCGTCTGTAAGCTCTGGCGCGTCGCTGCTAAATTCTTTTTTTTGACCTGTTTGCTCTTCGACCTCTTCTTTTGTATTTGCGTTTTCTAAGTCTACAAACTCTAGCGGCTGTAGTGTCTTAATATATAGGTTTAAGCTAACGTCGTTAAATGCTAGTATAGTGTCAAACGCTTTTAGTATTAAGTCTTGAAACGGTCTTATTACTGTATTGTCAAATAAAATAGAGCTGTTTTTTAGCTCGTCGGCATTTGACGAAAAACCGTTGCCGTCGCTTTTAATTCCTAGCAATAAAGGACTTGTAATTCTATGGCTAACCAAAATTTTCGCGCCGCTTTCACGACTTAAAAACTCATATTGTTGATGCGCGTCCGATAGTTGTACAGTCTCGATAGTCGCTTGCTCTTCTGCGCCATTGTTAAAGGCTAAAATTATACGACCACTATTTGACGTACCAGTATATTTTTGGTAAATTTTTTGTTCAATTTCGCGCTGGGTGTCTTCGTCTGGTATGCCGCTATTCATATTCATTAAAAGGCTAGGCGACATGCCGTTTAGTAAGCTGTTTAAATGAAAATTGCTTATTTCGGTTTCCATTTCTATATACTGGCAACCCCCCTGGTAGTCTGGTGGCGAAAAATATACGAAACCTGGCTTATATGGTTTTATACAATATATTTCTAAAGCCTCTGTTGACATTCCAAAAGCTGGTATACGTTTTAATTCGCTTTTATTTTTTACGTCTGCCCAGTCGTTACTATAGTAGTATGCCTCAATGTCGCCGTCTTCGTTACAACGCTCTGGTCTTAATGTCTCAATAGGAAAATGCTCTACTTGTACTATTTGCGTGCGCTCTTCATTGTAAATAACCTGGACGCTTGCCTGTCCGAATAGCTTTAAGTCTATGGCTATTTTGTGCAAACAGTCGTCTGTAAATAGTTTTTTCATTACAGCATAGCCGTTTGGTTTTTTCGAGCTGTCTGTAGCATCTACGCCGCGCCCAGCTATAAGTTGAGCAATACCGTTTATTGCTGCCGAATTTGTAGGCGAGCCGTTAAAAAGGTCATTAAGGTAGCCATAGTAGTTATTGTCAGAGCCATACGAAACCCAGCTTTGGTTTTTGTCTTCTATTATTTCTGGCGACGTATAAGTATTTAGGTTTATAAATTTTAACCCAGGGTTGCTAGTCGGCTTTTTAGTTGTTTTTTTCATAGTATAATATAGTCATTGTCAAAACTGTCGTCTGTCTTATAAACGCCTTTATTTATTGTATACTCTTGGTATAAATTTTGGTCTATTGGTTGCGCTGTACAAAATATTTTGTCTACGACTAAATTTTCTGTACGTTTTTCGTCATTCCAGTTATACCTAGCCTGGCTATATAAGTCTAGGTTTTCATTCCATATGTCAAAGTTGTTAACTAAAGACATATCGTAAAAATGTCCCTCTCGCAAATTAAAAACGCCAGTAACTTTAATAAAGTCGTTAACTTTAATCATTGTAGGGTTGTATTCTACGACCTCGTTTGTTTGATCGTCTCTAAAAAACAGCTTGGCGGAAATTTCATAATACTTAGGTATAAAGTAAAACGTTTGTTCGTCAGTTGTTGGCTTTAAAACTTTCATATATATATAACGTTGTAATTTAGTTTTTTGCCAAAAAAAAGAGCGCGTTTCCGCGCCCTCTAGTTAGCCTTAGCATATACCTATATTAAACCCCTATTATGCTGGCTGTATTTGTGATGCGTCTACGTTTGATGTTACTACAGTTGACGCCGTAAAATACGCTGGCAACGTTTCCTGTGCAGCGAAAGTCAATGCGCTAAAACCGCTAAGGTCGCCATAGGCTTGTCCAGTAGTAATACTACCGCCGCTACTATGGACGCCATTTGTCGCACCCATAAGAAAATAATTTTCGTTATAGTCTTCGACAAAAATATGCGTTCTAGCTTTTAGCATGTCGGTTAATTCGTGTTGCGTAGCCATATCTAATTTTTTAAGCGTTACCGTTAAAGTTTGCTCATAAAAAATGCTACCATTTTCAGCCGACGATGTAATTGCTTGCTCTAAACCGTTGCTACCCTCAACCTCGTATTTAAAAAGGTCTGGCGTTCCAGTTATTGCGGTTAATTCGCCTGTTGTTGGACTTACTGTAAGGTCGCCTAGTGTGCCGTAGCTAGCAACGTAAAACGCTTTTATGCCACCTACAGAGCTAGTACAGGGCAATTTACGTCCGATACTTAATGAATTACAGCTCATATTTATATTATTTTAAAAGTTAAAAAAAAAGGTAGGTAGGCACTATACGGCTTACCCACCTTTAATTTATTGAATTATTTATTTACTATGCTAGTGTATATAGCGTCAAGTCTTGCGAAACGCCGTATTGCACCCCAGCTTGGTATCTGAGTACAATTCTAACATTGTCGCTACCGTCTAGGTCTGCCATGTCTAAAACCTTGGCACTTGTTGCGCCTAAGTCTTCTAGTAAAGCCGTTCCAAAAAATAGGTTTGACTTTTCAGCCGCTACAATATGGTCTGCTGGCATTCCAGGTGCTTTAAATACTTTGATGCCCTCAAAAGTAAGTCCGCCGTTGTCATACCATAATGAGCCGCGGTTGTCTACTCCGTTTGCACCGCCGCCGTTTCCAGCAACCGCACCGAAACCACCTAGAGCGCGT